CTTTGAGTGCTGCAGAGCAATTTGGAGCGTACACGGATGGAGCCTTTCGCGAGGCATACCTCCATGGACGCGATTATTATCTGGATTTTCAGTCTAAGATTCTGAACATTGTTTCATTGAATCCTGAATTGAAGGAGCAAGTTGCTGCCATTCCCTATGAAGAGATGACGGAAGTGTTGCGAGGTGATTATGAAAAGAAAGCCTTTCACGATCCGAAAAATCTCTTTGCAGAAAGCTTAGGAGTAGATCGAGAAGAGCTCATCGGAGGGATGAGCCAGTTCTGTGGAGAACTCTAAAAACCACAAATTGCGCCATTTCGACCAACCCGCATTGCGCTAACCTACGGGGAACGGGTGGGCATCCTTATTGATTACGGCTCTCTTGATTTCGTCAAGTCAGAGAGTACGCTTGGGGATTGCAGTATTATTGACACATGTGTGCTGTGGATTGATCCTTCCACAGTACTCTTAGAAAACCATCGGATTACTTTCAATTATAATTTATACAACAAACTTTATTACAAATTTTATATGTTTATGTCAACCTTTTTAGGAACGCTAACTTTTAGCGTTACCTGTTTGTACAGTTTTTATTTATCAATTTATTATGCATGTTATATAGAAGAGACTTTGTCTCTGGCCTCAGCGGTAAGAGCTGGGGCAGTGAGGGTAGCAGGTATCTCTAGGGAGAGATATTTGCAGAGATTGACGTGGCTCAAGGAAGCTACACGATTTTCAATCTTGTTTAGGCGCGATGACCGCCAAAAGTCATCATTCGTTCGTATTTCCAACACACTGGAAAATTTGAAATTGGACTGTTCGAACGGTAGGATTAGACCCCAACCGTTCTGTGTTATTTTAGGCGGTCCGCCAGGTTGTGGAAAAACTGGTACAGCAATGAAACTTGCTGCGGCATTCATGAAAGAACGCTACGGAACATTTAAAGCCGGAGACGTTGTAACATTGAATGAGACCGATGAATACCAGTCGGAGTACCGAACAAACCATCGAGTTGTGATTTTCGATGATGTAGGAGCAGAACGTCCTACCGCTGAGGGCACCAATAACCCTTGGCGAAAAATTATCGATTTTGTAAATAATGTCCGCAAGACAGCGCTCAATCCCAATGTTGAATTAAAAGGGAATGTATATATAGAGCCAGAACTTGTAATTGTCACTACAAATTTACCACCAGGTTTAGGGACATCGTCTTGGATGTCGTGTCCGGAAGCTATTTTCCGACGCATATCCTTGATGTTGTATATAAGTCCTTACGACAAGGTGGTGGAGATACACATGAATCGAAGAAAACAAATTGAGGTGGGAACAGGTGGTTCCCTCTCGACGGGGTTGTATCCTGATTATTCCAAAAGAAACATGGAACAGTGGTTGCGATCACTAGGAAACACACACCCAAACCCAAGCAAAATAGGTGAAGAACCAAAATTTCCTTTAAACTTTCTACCACTTGAAGATCAAATTCCAAGTTATGTTAGAAGATTTCAGGATCATATGATTCAGCAAGAAGCTTATGTGGAGCGTATGAATTCGCTCTTGGAAGATGAGTCGGTTTCAAAAACCCCCTTCCAATGTTTTATAGAGGATCAAATTTATCCTCTTTTACCACAAAAATTAGCCTTGCCTCCAAAGATTGAAGCACGACTTCCATGGTACCAACGCCTGTACCGGAAGTTCTGCATTGAATATCAAGGAGCCATTTGCCAAGCATCAATATTCGAATCCCATTCGCGCTCAACGCAAGAGCGCCATGATTTGAAATGGGATCTGCTTAGGCAGACGTTCGACCAAATGAATTTCGATTATTTCGTTCATTTTATGTGTCTAACGGATCGATACTTACCTACAGACTTTGGATTCATTTCCGAGGAAGGTTTGAAATTGGTGCACCCGCTGCGGTTACATCGTGCTGCCACAGCGGAAGAAATTAATGAAGCACATTTTACAGATGAAAGTTTCTTCACGGTGGTGGAGTTGGAGCAATACAATATGGAGCTCCAATCTCAACACCATCATGATATATTCGATATTCTAACTAGATCATATGCTACAAGAGATACTAGCGTTTCGTCCTCTGAGGGATTTTTCCCTCCGATAGAGAGAGCGACTCCAATTGGCGAAGATGAATTTGAATTAGTTCATTCTGAGACCATTGATATTGATAAGATAGATGTGCCCGAATTACGGAAACAACTATTACCTCATCTTGTTAAATACAATAGAGCCCGTCCTTTGATGCGGATGTCAGGAGACATACCGCCACACACCAGTGCCTACCTAACATTTCAAATGTTACGTATGGCGTTTTCCCAAGGTGCCAAATCGATGAATTTTGATTACATCGTCGATGGATTAACCCCCGATGGGTTTTTTGTGATGGATGGCGTTCATGTATTTGTAGAATCTAAGACTCAGATGTGTCCTCGCGATCAAGTGAGAGACTATCTTCGAGCATGCCCACGTCCAAATGCGTTGGGTGTTGGTATCAATTACCGTGGTTTTACATTATATAAGAAAGGGGAAGTTTCCCAAAGCGTGGCGACGAAAGTCATACAATGCTGTAATTCTGTCTTTTTGTTTATGCGACAGGATTTTTTGAACAAGCATATTGAATTTCCGATTGCCCCTTATATGGGATTTGATCCGAAGTTGAAACCGCCGCGAAAGATGTACGCGGTTATCGACGAAACGTGGTAACGTTTTAAAATATATACATGTGCCTGGAGAGGGAAGAATACTCATGTACCTGGAGAGGATAGAATACTCATGCAAGTTGGGAACAAGCCCAGCACCCTGGTAAGGTTATAATATACGGAATTCGACGTTGCGGTGCGTCGTGGCTTCCTTCGGGAAGTATCGAGTGTCAAGCTCTCCTTTAATTAGGAACATTTTTGAGAATGTTTCTTGTGATGTTTGTAGGGAGGGCCTTGGCCCTCGTGAAATTTTTACACAAGAAACTTGCATTTTTAAGAATGGAGCTTGCACTCAGGGAGAGGATGATTTATTATCCTCTTCCTTGGGAGC